GCCACTGCGAATGTTTGGATTTTCCCGGTATAACTATTACCAGAAATATCCTGAATGGGGCGAAATCCACCAGCCATAATATTATCCTCGAATTGATAAAATAAGCCCCAAAGCGGGGCGATATATTTACTAATCAATTCGTACTTCTATACGGCGGTTGATTAGGGTTAATCAGGCATCTACTTGATTAACACTAAACTTTCTGATTTGGTTATTATATAACATAACAATCTAAAATCCTAATTAGATTATTTCTCGTTCTACAACTTCCTTTCTGCCCATAGGTACATATTCTGAATCACCTAGTTTCTGTAACTTGCCTTGGGTCGTATCGATCTCTTTAGCTTGTTGCGCGGCCATGTCTTCATCGTAGTACTTCTGCTCAATCTCCATCAGTACATGAGTGTTACCATTACCTGCTGGCTGCTCTTTGTGATTACCTTCGCTGTCTTTAACAAAGTCCCAGTATGCGGCAACCATTGCATCAATCTTGCCGGGGTGGTCTGGTCCTCTCAACGTCCAATATCTAACATAACCCTCACGCTTTGGCGCTGTTAGCTTACCACTAGCATTCATTGGCACTCGGGCGGGACGCTCTGCTTTAACTCTATTTTGATTTCTGCTCATTATCCTTTCCTCGCATCAGTAACTGCTTTTAAATATTCTTTCTCACTTGAGAACAAGCCAGCATCAGAGAATTGATTCCATGCTGTGCGCTCATCCTGCGTTAAATCATTCATGGTTATAGCCCTGCTTTTACTACCCCTGGGCGTAGTCCTAGTACTCTGCTCTGTGTTAGTAGGCATCTCTCGGCGAGGGTTAGTTGGGGTTGCTGCTGGGTAAGCCTCTGCTATTTTACCATCGACGTAATCAAACAATGACTGGTAACTGGTGTTTATGTTTGGATCAGCCTGAGCTTGCTGCCAGTAGAATTGCGCATCGTTTGCTTTCTTGGTGCCAGCCTCGTTTATGTAAGGGTTTTTAGCTTCCCAATCTATAATCTCTTGAGGTCTTGAGTCAGTTGTTGCCGGTGTTGCTGCTTTGGTTTGCTGCGCTGTCTGGTCGTTTATCTCAGACTCTAGCTTATCGAACTTCTCGATATCCATGTTCTCAACAGCTTCGCGTTGTTCTTTCTTAAGGTCGTTAATCTTCGCTTCTGTCTGCGCTTCGTGTAGCTTGTTAAGACCTGCTAACCGGCTATCGAAGTCTGCGGATTGCCGTCTTGTTTCGGCTTTAAGCTCCCTTATCTGCTGCTGGTTCTCGCCGTACATAATGTATTCACCGGCAGTCTTCCAGTTTCCCTCTGGTCCTTCAAACTGGCCTTCAGGTCGCCACCCTTGACCATAGGCTATCTGTTCTTTAGCTGTTAAATCTGTCGTTTCTTCAGGCTGTTCTTCCTGCTGATCTTCCTGTTGCTCTTTATTTTCTTCCACCTGTTCTACTTCAGGCTGCTCTACTTTCTCAGACTCTGCGCCTAATGCTTCTAGCTCTTCAAGTTCCATTATTTCATCTCACTCTGTAGTGACTCTAAGAATTCGCCCTGCGCCAAGCCTAAAATGTCCTGGTCATTCACATAACGATAGTTTTTGTATTCGGGGCTGTATTCTCTGGCTCGGGTAAACTTGCCATCATATCTAGCTGACAGTTCAATAATATCCCCGACCGCTACTCCCCATTCTGCTGGGGTTTTGCATTTTGTACCGCCTACGCCTTGGTAAGCTAAAGGGCCAAACGCAATCACTTTGGCCAAGTCTCTGCCTCCGTGTTCTCGCTCTTGCTCGTCTGATGTGTTTAATATAATACCGCCAATTGATTTGATTTGAACAGGTACTATTTCAATTAATACATTATAGCCGAGTGGCTTAACTGGAATGCTCATTAAACACCCTCCTTAAGCTCGTCTACAGCATCTTGCCATGCTGCACAACCTTTGGTGAACCCTATGTTCTCAGCAGTGCGCATCCCTGTTTGATCGCATGTTTCTTGGATTGAAATTTGTCCTAGGGATTCTAATCCCGCTTCGCCTAGCTTTTTCTGTATTGCTTTTGTAACCGGGTTTGCTTCCCAGTCTTGAATATCTTCTCTAGATATTGATATCATTTACCAGCTCCTGTGCTGCTTTTTCATTGGCGATGGCCTTATTATCCAGCTCTACAGCCGTAACATGTGTAAGAACATCATTCTTTAAATCTTCTGTAATGGTTTCTTCTATTACTTTAGCTTCCTTAGCTTGATTAAGTTTAACTTCTGAGTCCCGCTTATCTAGATTGCTAGCCAGATCAGCATCTTCTCTTGCTTGTAATCTTTCTAGTGCGTCTGCCTGACTTGCTGCTAACAGGTCTTGGCGTTCTTGCTCACCAGTAATCAAAGCTTCTAGCTCTGGGTTAAAGGATAGCAATTTCTGCAACTGCTCCTCTGGTGTTTCTTCTGGGAATACCTCATCGGTAATATTTGATCCGATAGTCTCAAAGAAGTTTTTAACAATAGCGGTGGGGTCTTTGCCCATCATCAATAGAGTTTGAACCTGTGATAGTTCAGCCTCTGCCATGATGATACGTTGTGTCTTGGTTGATATTTCAGGGTTAGCAGTGGGGATTATATCCATACCGCGTAGGTTAAAATCCTGCTCAAAGTCAGCTTCTGGATCATCTAATACATTCTGGTACTGGACTGGATCAACATACTTTGAGTTTAATATGAATAGCTTTTTAAACTCTGACGACATAGCCCGGTAGATCCTGGCAACAATAGCGCCCGTTCCTTGCATCTGCTCATCAATCAAGGCAAGTGTTGTGCCTACTGGAGCATTGGCCCCTATTGCGCCCTTAAGGTCTGCTGATGCCGCTAGCTCTTGAGTACTTCCTATCATAAATTGCATTAATGAGAATAGTGTAGGGCTAGGCTCCTTAGTTGGTGCTGGCATAATACCGTTGTGCATATCCTGCGCAGTGATGCCGGTTTGCATCCACTCACCAATCTTAAACTTAAAGGCTCCCATCTTCTTGCGGAAACCTTTAGCCAACCATCCGCCACCAACGTTAGCTAATGTACCAGCGTCAACCAGTTGATTAGTCGTGGCGTTTGTAGCTGACACCAATGCTGCTAGTAGGTGAGTATAGCCAACGTCTAAGAATCCTCCCTGTGGATCTCTAACAAATCCATACTTGGTAATATTGTCGATGGCATTAATTCGTAGTATCTCGCCTTTATTATTCTTGACAATATCACTAGGCTCAAAGCGAGGTATGATTCTTGCTACTGTACCAGTAGACTGTTGGACAATGAATGTATAAGGTTCTTCATAACCGTCACCGTCTAAGTCATACCATCCATCCTGTTCAATAAAGGTAGTGATCTTGTCTTGCTCTGCTTCATTACTATCATCGTTGTCGTCTTCGTTCTCAGCACCAATATCATATTTAGAATCTAGCCATATCTCCATCAGGATTTTGCTTTTAATGTCGTTAGCAGAGAAGTCATGCAGCTCTGAGAATCGTCTAAGCTTTTCCAGTGAGTCAACATTATTGTTAACAACAAAATTAGGATAGGTGATTAGTTTTGAAGCGTTACGACCTAGCTGAGCATCAAAGAAAGTCTTCTTAAACACTGTGCCAACATAAGGCAAGTCATACAGCAGCTTCTCATGTTCGTCGCGCCACTCTTTCATCTCAACATTTAGCTGCCAATTCTGGAACTCTGATACTCGTTCACCGCGATTAAACTTCTCTTCGCCTGGATCATCACCGATAACCTTGGTCTTCAGGATGTTATAGCCGCGGAGTAATTCAGTGGCTGCTCGATCAGAAAACTTTAATGCTGCTTTCATTAGCTCGGGTGATTTAAAGTTACTCGCCCCTTCCCACGGAATTGATTTGGTATGTATCTCTTGTTTAACCAGGTCTAAGCCGAAGTCTACCATTTCTGACCATTCAACCATCGAGTCTAAATCAGCCTGATAACCGTTTAATACACTCATACCAACTAAGTTTAGTGTATCTTCATCGAACATATCAGCAACATTGGTCTTAGGTACACTATGCCCATTACTATCAATGAACATATCAAGCAGATTTATACTCACCATATCCTGTTGATCTTCTTCGTCTTCATGGTCGCTGTGGTGAGTGTTATGCCCAGTGGCTTCTTCCTGAGCTTTCATTGTATTTAGTCTGCTTACGCCGCTTTTATTTGCCATTCTAGTATCCCATTGGTCCATATGACTCGGTGAAATCGTCTTCATAATCTTCGTAATCGTCTGCTGAGTTTACCACATAACCCCCAGCAAAGCCTAAAGCTAGGTATTGTTCAGCATCAGCAGGATGAGAATATTTATTCTTGTCTGGTACATCTCTATACCGTTCTTCGCCGCCAACCTTGATGCGTTTGTACTGATACCCACCTATCTTGCCCTTGCGTATCATTGGGCAATTACGGCTGACTAAGTAGCCAGGCTCACCATCTACCAGTTTAATCAGGTATG